CTTGACTAAGCCGGAGAAAAAACTCCAAGACAAGGCTATAGAGTATCTTAAGGAAAACAAGATTTATTATATAAATCAATTTGGTAACGGTTGGAGCGCTAAGGGCGCTCCCGACCTTATCGTATGTATTAACGGTCTTTTCGTAGCGTTCGAGTTAAAAGTCGGGGAGAACGACTTACAAGACGATCAGAAAATACATAGGATCCGGATAAAGAGATCCGGAGGGTTACACTATTCGCCTTATACATTGGAGGAGTTTATTAATATAGTGGAGGATTTGAGAAATGATAGATAGACTTAACAAATATATAAATTTTATGCCTACTACTTGTCTTTTAAAGTTTGAAATATTAGAGAAATTAGGATTTTTTACGGCTCCGGCGTCTACTAAATATCATGGTAATTATGAGGGCGGATTATTCGATCACTCTTACGAGGTCGCTAGACAGTTAGTAGAGTTAACCGAAAAGTTAGGTCTTAAGTGGGAGCGTCCGGAGAGTCCTTATATCGTAGGTATGTTTCACGATTTATGTAAGTGTGACAATTATATTAAGCGTCCTAATATAACGGAGGCTAAAGATAAATCCGGGAACGTAATAAAAGCTATTGTTACCGGAGAACATTACGAATATAATCCGGATATTATTATCCCAGGTCATGGCGAAAAGTCGATTATCATACTTCAAAAATATTTACAGTTAACCGACGAGGAGATCGCTTGTATTCGTTGGCACATGGGAGCATATGAGACAGATACTAAAATGTGGGAGTACTACGGTAGAGCTATAGAGAAGTATCCAAACGTGTTATATACACATACGGCGGATATGATCGCTAGTAAAATTATAGGAGTGTGACCTATGGGGGAATTAAAACGGAACGGCTCCGGATATTATGATCCGACGGCTTACGAGGCTATTAAGAATGTAGATAATGAGAGCGATCGGTTTTATAAGCTCTTAGATACGATATTTAGTATATGTGATTTAGCCGGTTTTCATGTAGAGGGACGAATTACTTTACGAGATAAAAAGACCGGTAGAGTTTGGAGGTAGTGTATGACAATTGGAGAAAAGAGAAGTTATTTATCTATACATTGTAAGGGGCGTATATGTGCTGAATGTCCTCTTTATACATTTGGTAAAATACACAAAGATTTTCGCGACATGAGCGAGCAAGAATTAGACCGTTATTTAAGGTTAATCGGTAAGGATCCTAACGAGGAGTATCACGAGGAGACTATCGGCGTAGACGAGCTTATTAATGACGCTATTAAGCCGGATTATTATAACGATACCAAGATAGCGCCTATCGATGTTATAGAGGATTGGGATCTCGATTTTTGTCTCGGATCCGCTCTTAAGTACATTAAGAGAGCCGGTAAGAAAGACAATAATCCAAGCGTCCAGGATCTTAGAAAAGTAATTTGGTACGTTAAGAGACGTATTAAGGAATTGGAGGGAGTGAATGACCGAGACAAGATACGGAATATGGAATAACGTTAAAAAGGAATTTCAATTTGGTATATCGGAGCCTAGCAAGAAAAAGGCGCGTCAACGATTATTCGACAAGATAGGAGACGACGCTAGAAAGTGGAAATTTGAAGTAAAACAGATTAAGGAGGTTAGAGAATGTCAATAAAGTTTGAACATACCGAGGTTATGAATTTCGAGGGAGCTATTAGAGGTATGAGGAATCCGCTTAACTCCTGGGATAAGTCGGATAGCGGTTTTTATTATGATTATCCGGACAGTTGCGAGCCTAGATTTATAATCGGCGAGAACGACCTCGATCTTATGAAAAGACTTATAAGAGCCGGATCCGATCATCGTAAACTTATGAGACAGATCATCGTAAGCGTGGATATTATAGCTCCTCTTTATTGGTGGAAAGAATTTGAGACGTATCGCGCCGGCGTAGCTCCTAATCCTATGGATATCGAAATGAACTCATGCTCAACTATGCACAAGATACACGCTAAAGAGTTTACTCTCGAGGATTTCTCTCACGAGCATTTAATAGACGACGAGCCTATCCCGGGTGTACCTTATTCGCCGTTAGATATGTTAGAGGCTACGGTCTATAACTTAAATCAATTAAGAGAAATATACCTCGAAACCAAAGATAAAAAATATTGGTGGCAATTAATACAGTTATTACCGTCCTCCTACAATCAGAGACGGACGCTCACTCTTAATTATGAGGTACTACTAAATATTTACGGATCACGCCGTAACCACAAGCTCGATGAGTGGCGTATCGGCTTTATGGAGTGGATCAAGTCTCTACCATACGCTAAGGAGCTTATTACGAATGAATGTTAAACAGTATCAGCCGGAGGAGTTTTCCACTAGATTACACGAGGCTTATATTAAGTCGGGATTAGAGATTACGGAGATCTCTAAACGTACCAAGATAGCGAGATCCTCGGTCTATGGATATATGTATTACGGCGTAACTCCTAACATAACGGCGTTAGCTAAATTGAGTACGTTACTCAATGTTAGCGCGGATTACTTACTATTCGGAAAAGAGGGGTAAAAAATGCAATATATAATTTTAGACGGAAAGACTCCGACTCATTCCTTTAAGGACGGCGTAGGCGCTAAGACCTGGGAGGAGGCTAAGGATTTCGATAACGTCGCGGTTATCGTTCCTAGAGGCTATATCGTACTCGATTTCGATACGACCTCCGACGCTGAGATCATGCTTAGAATTATTGAGGGTATGGATCTTAAATGTAAGGTAATGAGAACGACTCGAGGTATACACGTTTGGTTTAAGACCTCAGAGGAGGAGCCTAAGAACTTTATAAAAAATCGTCTCGCTATCGGTATTTACTCCGATCGTAAATCCGGAGGTCGTAACGCCTACGTTAAGATTAAGCAAGACGGAAAAAATAGAGATTGGATACGTCAAGTAAAAGGCTCAGAGATCCAGGAGGTACCTAAGTGGTTATCTCCTATCTCCAATCCGTCCGGAAAATTCTTATTTAAGGATATGGGCGAGGGATCCGGACGTAACCAGGAGCTTTTTAATTACATCGTGTATTTACAGACAAAAGGATTTACTCGCGAGGAGATCCGAGAGACGATCCGGGTTATTAATGATTATGTTTTCGCGGAGCCTTTAAGCGATTTCGAGATCTCTACTATATGTCGAGACGAGGCTTTTAAGCCGGACGATGTGATCGCGGAGCAAGTCGCGCAAGCTGAGAAAAAAGCCGGATTTAATCATGTAGATATAGCCGTCGAGTTAATCGAGGAGCATAACCTCATTAATTATAACGGTTGTATATATGAGTATTTGGACGGCTACTATCAGCCTTGCGAGAGCTTAGGTAAATACATAAGACAAAAGGTTTACGGTATTAAGAATAATCAGCGTAACGAGATCGTCTCTTATATTAACGATATGGAGAAGATACCAAACGGAAAAATTAAAGTCAATCCGTATATTATCAATACCAAGAATACGAGATTTAATCTTAAGACGGGCGAGTGTTTACCGTTTGACTCTAATATTATCGACTTTACTCAGATCCCCGTTACTTACGATCCGTCCGCTTATTGTGCTGATTTGGATAAAATGTTAAATCGCGTATTCCTGGGAGATAGAGAGGTTATCAATCTATTTGAGGAAATGATCGGAGCTTGTCTTATTAAGCATAACCGATATCAAAAGGCGTTTATGTTATACGGAGTAGGATCTAACGGTAAGAGTACGATCCTTAATCTTATTAAAACCTTTTTAGGCGGACGTAATTACTCGAGTATAGCGCTCGAAAAGGTAACGGATCGATTTAATGTCGCGGAGCTAGAAAACAAGCTCGCTAATATCGGAGACGATATCGATAACGTAACGATCAAAGATACCGGTACTCTTAAGAAACTTTTCGCCGGTAATAGCGTCCAGGTAGAGAGAAAAGGAGAGAGACCTTTTACGATAGAGCCTTACGCGACTCATATTTATAGTTGTAACAATATTCCGAGATCATTCGATAAGTCGGACGGATTTTATCGCCGTTGGTTATTCATACCTTTTAACGCTAAGTTTAGCGTCCTGGATCCGGACTATGATCCATTGATCGAGGATAAGATTACGACCGATACGGCTCTCTCGTACCTTTTAAATATTGGTATCAGAGGCGCGGAGCGATTACTTAAGCGAGGCAAGTTTACGGAGCCGGAAAGCGTTAAGGAGGCTCTCGAGGCGTACAAGGCGGATAACTCTACTACGTTATCCTGGATTGAGGATAAGGAGCTTACTATTAAGTATTTTATCGATAACTCGACCGATAAGGCTTACTCAGATTTTACAGATTGGTGTAAATTATCCGGTATTAAGAGCGCTAACGTGACCGGTAAAAAGACCTTTTATAAAGAGGTCATCGGTAAATATGGTTTCGAGGATAAACCAAAACAAAAGGGCGACGGTAAGAGATATTTTATTACTAAGATAGATTAGGAGGTTAGATATGAAATTTAGAAATATATTAGTAGGTTGTTTAATAGTTATTATGACGGCTTTCTGTTTGGGAGGGGAACCCGAGGAGGTATCAGCTTATAACAAGAGTTGGTTTGATACACAATATACATTTGATAAGGCTATCATCGATTTACATACCGAGGTTATTACAGTAGATGTAAAGTCCTGGACGGATTACGAGGACGGAGAGCAATTACAGATTATAGCTAAGGACGGGACAGTGTATCTTACTAGCTCCTATAACTGTACGTTAATTAAAAGTAAGTAGGAGATAGAGTATGGTAGACGACTTTATAACATGGTTTCGTAATTGTCTCAGCTATTTAGGACAATTGTTGTTTAATGCGCTTTGTCAAGGGGTGGATATTATTATCGGTATACTCGCTTGGATACTAGTTTTATTTATAGTTATATTAATCTCTCCGATATGGGTACTACCTTTTATTTATTGGTTTGTTTTTGTGAGAAATAAGGAGGGATCCAATGAGTAGAGACGAGTATATACATACCGTTAACCCTTGTTACGGTTGCGGTTGTTATGATCCGGATTATGAGAGTTGTACTATGTCAAGTGTAGACAGATTGTACGCGTGTCCTCATGAGACGGAGGAGTTTAAGATTAAGAGCTTTTACTATAATCGTGAGGACTTTAAAGCCTACGTCGATAGCTATAGCCGGAGCCGGTGTATCTCGGTGGAGGTGGCGCTAGGTCATGAGTTAGTAAAAAATGTGTATCAGTATTACAGAGATAAGGAGGCTAATAATGTCAAGAAAAACAGTAACAATATTAAAGTGTGATATTTGCGGTAAGGAGGTTAAGACCGACTCAGAATTAAAAAAGGTCAGCGTACCGATGAAAAAATACAGTACCGATAAAACGTGTTTTAGTAAAGAGTTTGATACGGTCGATATGTGCTTAGATTGCAAAAATAATTTTTGGAATAATTCTACCGACGGTTTCGCCGAGATTAGTAATTTCGGAGGCGAGATAACGGTAGATAAGAGATATTATTAAGGAGGATCGATTTTATGAAAATTAATGAATACCAAGAGTTAGCTATGAGAACTAACGACGGAAACTGTAACGTTCGAGTATTAAATCACTGTTTCGATTATGAAGATTTAGAGATAAGTAAAATAATCTGTTGTGATCCAGGAGAGTTACTTAACGGCGCTCTCGGATTAACCGGGGAGTCCGGCGAGGTAGCGGATACTATTAAAAAACATATTTTTCATGGTCATGATTTGAAAAAAGACGATCTCACTAAAGAGTTAGGCGATGTATGTTGGTACCTCGCTCTTTTATGTAATGCTATCGATATCTCTCTCGAGGAGGTAATGTCTCGTAATATTGAGAAATTAAAAAGACGTTATCCGGAGGGATTCTCGGAGTCGGCGAGTATCAATCGTACAGAGTAAGAGGTTTTAAGTATGGGTAGGAGATCGTTAATAATATGTCCTCATTGTGGAGGGACTAATCTAAAGATTGTAGGGACGTATAACGACGAGTACGGAGTATATCGTCAGAGACAATGTAAAGACTGTACAGAGTTTGTGTATACGTCGGAAAAATTATGTGATCGTAATCATTATTTGTTTTTAAGGAGTGAATACGATTTAGATAACAAAAAGCATAACAAAAACATAACAAAAACGGGGTAATAACAAAAACTTTAAAATTTTTTGCTCTTAGAATGTTATACGAGTATAACAAAAACTTTTTCAAAATCGACATTTTGTTAGATTTTGTTATGGTTTTTGTTATGGCTCAAAGCCTTGATTTTACTAGGTTTCTATACTATATATAACATAATTATTATTTTTTTTATTAGTTAATAGAATATTATAATATAT